TCTGCTTCTGACGACATTGACGCTATCCAAGTACGTTCGTTTGACTGGAAGGCTGACGGTTCACACCAGAAGTACGGCATGGTTGCACAAGAGTTAAACACTGTTGCACCTGAAGCAGTAACAACACCAGAAGACCCCGAAGAAATGATGGGCGTAGACTACTCAAAGCTAGTACCTATGCTTGTAAAAGAAATTCAATCACTACGTGCCAGAGTTGCACAATTGGAGACTAACTAATGGCTACATGGACTATAGCTAACCTTGAGCGTAACGTGGCAGACGGCGGTGTAACCGT